CTACATCGGCCGCGCTCTCCGCCACCTGAAGTCCCTGGCCGCCGACCAAGTGGAGAACGCAGCCGGCCGGCAGCGTGTCAAGGTACGCGATCGCGGCGACCGCGACCCGCAGTGGCCGGTCGGTGCCGGCGCGAGTGACGTCGAAGAACATCAGGACTGTCCTCTTTGGTGCTCGGCCTGCTGCGCCGCGATCTCGGAGCCGAACCACTCCGGCCGGGGGAGTCCGAGCTCCTGCATCCGGTTGAACTCGATCGCGCGCTGCTCGAGGTTCTCTTCCCAGTCCGCCCCCTGCCGCGCGCACTCCTCCTCCATGGTGGAGAGGCCGGCATCGAGGCCAAGGACGACACCCTGACGCTCGGCGACCGGGTCAACCCAGCCGCGCGCCACACCGAGCCAGCGCGCCCGCGAGTATGCGGTCTGCATCTCGATGTATGAGGGAGCGTTGCGGGGCAGCGGAACCTCGCCGCGCTCGAAAGGCTCCTCGAGCCAAGTGGCGAAGGTCGGGGTGGCGGTGTTGAGGTCGAACTCGTCGCACCGCCGGTTGTAGGTCTTTTCGGACTGAACGATGCCGGCGCGCGCGCTCGACCAGCTCGCGTCCGAATAGTCGTTGTGGACCTCCTCGGCCGAGGTGCCGAGGCAGACCGAGACGGCGCGCAGCATCTCGTGCGCGAAGGGGGTCACGTCCTGTTGGCCGCCGCCGGGCGCCACGGACTTGATGTCCTCGCCGGGGGCGAGGGTGGCAAGCCGGACGCCGTTCACCGCCATTTCGCGATCGGCGTGGAAGTCCGACCGCATGTCCTGGTAGTAGCCGAGCGCTCGCTCGTCCTCGCCATCGTCGGCGTCGAGCGCCTTCCGCACCATGTCGAGGTCGAACGGCGAGGTGACGTAGAGGCCAAAGGCCGCCGCGACATTCTCCGCCTGCAGCTTCACCCCGTAGAGGCGCGCCAGCATCTTGAGCTTGCCGATCACCGGCGCGAACACCGACACGCCGCGGCTCTGGCCGAAGCGGTCCGCGTCGTAGTCGTGGAAGACCCGGCGCCAGCCGTCCGGGTCCTCGGTCTCGACCCGCTCCCAGGTCATGCTCTGGACGGCGTTGTAGAGGTCGAACTGGTGCGCCTGGCGAAAGTGGTAGGCGACGTGGACTTCGTCGTCGTCCAGCTCGACGCCGTTGCGCATGTAGCGGGTGTCCGGGCCCATGTTCGGGTTGGACAGGCGGTCGGGGTCAACGCCCTCGAAGGTGGTGGCGTAGGTCGCGGTGCCGACGCCAATGCGGTCGGGACGCCAGTGCCCCACCACGATCGATTCGCCGTCGACCAGCTTGTGCCCCAGCGCGACCCGGAACTGCTGCGACATCGTCATGCGCCGGCGCCGGTCGCTGTAGCGGCCGATGTCGTCCGCATAGCCGCGCCATAGCGCCTCGACGACCTGCCGGTACTCGTTGGCCCAGCTGGCGTCGAACCCGCGGGCGTGGAGGCGCAGCGCGCGATAGTCGGGTTTCGCCACCAGGCGGTAGGATGCGCCGATCGTCGAATCGAGGATGCGGCTGATGGCGCCGCTCGCCCATGGGTCGTTGCGCCGGAGATCCCGCGCGCGGCCGGCGATCCGGTCGCGGTGGATGTTGATCTCGGCATCGGGCGACCGGACCTGCGGGTACCAGCCCCCCAGCTCGGCCGAGCCGAGCTCGGCCGCGTCGTAGGGAAAGGTGTTCTGCATCGACCCGCCGCTAAGCGAGCCGCGCATGCGCCCGCCGCGCCCGCCGTCGCGGATGCGCGCGATCGCCTGCGCCGGGATCGTCCGGCCGCGGCTGTCGAGGAGCGCGGGCACCTGGCTCACCCGAACCGCACCCGGATCGCGCTGCGCGGCGTGTCGATGATGCCAAGCTGCGCCTGGAGGAGCCGGATCGCGCTCGCCAGCTGGCCGATGGTGGTCTTATCGTAGGTGACGTTCTTGCCGCCGTCGCCCTGCGTGTAGGAGGCGCTCACCAGCTTCCGCCCCGACGAAATGTCGAGATAGTCCTGCTGCATGCGCTGAAGCTGCTGGCGCAGGTGGGTCTGGTCCATACCGGCGAGGAGGCTGGTGTTCGGTTCGAAGCGCATCCGGCCTCCTCGTCAGGCGAGGCCCCGGCTGCGGCCGGAGCGCTCGGACCGCCCGCGCGAGCGCGCGGCCGGCATGATGGTGGTGGGCGCGATCACCGCCGGCGCCGACGTCGGCGCGGGGGCGGCGGTCGCGCCGATCGGCGGGGTGGCGGGCTTGGACATGGGCGGATCGCCCCGCTGGAAGGTCACGGAAACGGTGACCGGGGGCACGGTCACCGCGGCGCCGACCTGGTCGGCTTGGCGGTTGAGCTTGAAGCCACGCTGCATGAGGCCGTGGAGTGCTGCATAGGCGTAGACGCGGCAGTCGCTCGCCTCGTTGGCCTTGCCGGGCGGGAGGACCCACACCCGATACTTCTGCCCGCCGGCCTCCTTGGTCTCTTCCTGCTCGGCGGTGAGCTGGGCGAAGTAGTTGAGGTCGCGGTCCACCGAGAAGTGCATGTAACCCGGGCCGGGAAGCTCCCGGCCGAGGTAGCGCCGTATCGTATCCTTGCCGGAGTTGACGCCGATGATGATGGGTCGAAACGACTTCTTCGAACGCGCGCTCGGCCGCTTGGTCGGCCAGATCGGGTTGCGCTGCCCGCTGCGCGCGCTCTCGCCCTTGATCGCCCAGATATGCCGGCCGAGCCGGGCCTTGGCGAAGTTGTAGACGGCGGTGGTGTGGTGCCCGCCCGAGTCGATGCACGCCGCCTCGATCGCGAAGGGGCGGCCGTCCGCGCGGAGCCACTTCCGCCGGAGATACTCGTCGAGCGCGGCCTGGGTCGACGGGTCGGTGAACTCGCCGTCGATCACCTCGTAATCGACACCCCAGCTCTCCTCGTCGCGGCCCCAGCCGACCACCTCGAGCTCGACGCGGTAATCCTGGATGTCGATGCCGACCGTGAGGGCGGCGACGCCGTCAGGGACCGGCGCCGGCCAGACCTCGCGGCGCTCGAGGAGCGCGTCGCCGGTCAGCGCCCGCCCCATGTTCTTCTTGTACGTCAGCGCCAGTTGAGTGTTGTAGAAGGTGAGCTTGCCGTCCTCGTCGACCGCCTCGAGGAACTTGGCCGCCATCGATGGCGGGGAATCGTTCGCCCAGGGGCTGTAGAGCTTCGACGCCTGGAAGCCCGCATGGGTGTTCGGCACCGCCCAGGTGCCGCATTCCGAGCATCTGGCCCGGTACACGGCATGGCGGTTGCTCGCCCACCAATCCCAGACTTGGTCGACCGCGCGCGGGTCGATCTCCGAACGCCAGGCTGCCTCGTAGCGCTCGAGCGGCTTCTGGTAGACGCCGCAACACTCGAAAGCACGCGTTTGATGCCACCGGATCGTTCCGAGAGCGCGGAGACGCTGGCCTTCCGACCACGACTCGCGGCAGGCCTCGCAGTAGACCCGTGCGGTCTCCGGCCGGTGGGTCTTGCCGTCGCTCCCCTTGTCCCAATGGACGTGGCGGAAGAAGTCGAGGAACTGTCGATGGCCACAATGCGGGCAGGCCACCGACGCGCGGCGCTGGTCCGACTGGTTGAACCGGACCTCGATCTTGCTCTCGCCGGTGATCGTCGGGGAGCAGACGGCGATGTCGAGCGAGTTGCTCTCGAACGTAGCCAAGCGCTCGGCGCCGATCTTGAGGGGACAACCCTCTTTCAGCGGCAGGTACTTGTCGACCTCGTCGAAGAGGATGATCCGGATCGGCCGACGGGCGAGGTTGTCGGGGCTGCCCGCGCCGACGATGCCCAGAAAGCCGCCCGGGAAGGACTTGTAGTCGACGGTGTCGCCGGACGTCCGGGTCTTGGCAGAGCCGACCAGGCCCTTGAGGACCGGCGTCGCCTTGATGAAGGGCGCGATGCGCTCCTTCGAGAACTGGAGGGCCGCCGTGTCCTTCGGCTGAACGATCAGCATCGGGCAGGGATCGAGATGGGCGTGGTAGCCCATGACGTTCTCGATCAGAGTGGTCTTGAGCAGCTGCGTCGCGACCATCGCCGAGATCTTGCGGCAGCCCGGCTCGGTGACGGCAAGCATGGGTCCGCGGGCGATCTCTACGCGCCCTGTGCGGTACTTGCCGGAGGTGCTGCCGGCCTCCTTCGCCAGCACGCGGTAGGTGTCGGCCCAATCGGGCAGGCTGATCCGCGGAGGCGGTGTCCATCCCCGGCGCGAGGAGCGCCGGAGCCGGTCAGTCTTCGTCGGTGCCGCTGAAGTCGAGGTCTGGCTCGCCGAGCTCCTCGAGCTGCTGGTGGACATAGGGCTTCAGCGCCTCCGCCAGCTTCGGCCCGTCGATGTCGAGATCGGCGGCGAGGAGCGGGGCGAAGCGGCCGGCGAAGGCCATCCATGCGTCCCGAGCGGCCCGGCGATCGTCGAAGATGACCTTCTCGGCCACCTCGAGCTCGACCAGCTTGCCTGCCTCCCGCTGCGCGACGAGCAGGTGCTTCAGCGCGAGCGCGTTCTCCTTGATTGCGGACGCCTGGACCTTCGACCGGAACTGCCCATCGAGCAGCTGCTCGATGAAGCCGTCGGCGATCTCTTCGTCGATCTCGCCGTCTTCCGCGGCGGAGCGGAGATCCTCCACCGCCTCGTCGACCGCAGCCGCTACCGCGCGTGCAACCGGTTGTCGGTTGCGGGGGGCGGTTGCGGGGGCAGGTTGCGCGTGCGCCGCTTCGTCCTTGAATCGGCCGAGACCAGCGTCACGCATGGCCTGATCCGACCGCTCGAGATCGACCTGGTCACCGGAGAACCGCAGAACTCCGCGGCTTTTCCATTTCGCGGCCGCTTGGCGCGACGCGCCGTGCGTCGCGGCGTAAGCGGTCAGCGACACCAGCGTCATGGGCCCCTCCCCGCAACCGGTT